AGAATCCAGCTACTTGAGTTCTTTTTGTCTTCTCCGCCCACTCCAAACGTAAACTCAACATCGTCAAACACCATTTCTGGAATGTTGTCAGCTGTTCTATCACCACCGTTGGCAAACACCAACTCTGCATCTGGATAATGTGCTCTTACCTGTTGTATAAAATGGCAAGCACTTCCATCGTCATCATTGAAGGTGTAAACTTCATCTACCATGGCAAGATTGTTGATCACGCACAATCGTTCGTTCCAGGGCATGAACGGCCTGCCCTTTTTGCGAGTCAACCAGTCATCGCTGTTGAGTCCCACAATCAGCATGTCGCCCAGGCTACGGGCAGCTTTGAAATAGGCAATATGCCCAGAATGAATGGGGTCAAATCCCCCAGTGACAAGTATGATTTTCATACTGGTATTTACAGAACATGCCCACTCACACTGTAATATCTTCCATGCCAGCACTGCGCAAACGAACAATGTGTCCCATTTGCCACTGCTTGGTGTCAAGACCTTTCATGATACCCAACCAACGATTACGCAGGTACGCAACTTCGTTGATGATGGTCTCATAATCTATGACTTCGTCTTCGCCGTCTACATACTTTTCAGCATCTCGACTGGTCAATGCGCGAGCATAGCCTTCTAGATACTTTTGAAAATGCCGGCGTCGAATCTTGCGCAACTGTATGTTGAGATAGTTCAACACAGCTTCAATTTCTTGCAGCTGGTTGAATCTTTGTTCAGTAATGCCGGGCAACTCTTTGATGCGGTGTTCAATCACACCTGAGACTCTACAGTCTTTTTTGGCTTCGTCAAGCTCGCGTTCATAATGAGCTATAAAATCAGGAATAACTCCAAGATCAGCAACTACACGACTGTACCACATTATATGTTGTTCTCAATAAAATATTGGCTTATTTCTGGCCAAAGTTTTTGCCAATCAGTGCCGCGCCGTTGATCAATTGTGTCTAATGTTTGTTTTAACATGTGCAATCGATCAATTTCAACAGTACCAGTGGCCGTAAGGCCTGCAATACCTTCCAGACGTTTTCGAGACTCAATGTCCCAGTCTGTAGTAATTGGAAATTCAGTTATCAGTTGATCAAACTGATGTTGAAAAAAGTCACCGCCAAAAATTTGAGGATGATATATTTTCTCAAGTCCGCTGTCGACCAAGTGATAATCCTGCAGAATTTTAGGATTGGTTTTTTTATACTCTGCAATTCTTTGTTGCAGATCAATGGCAGTTTTCATTGTCAATGAGGTTATTACTTGATGTACTGACAGTGCCATCCAACGATGCTGCATCAAAGATTCAAAGTTACGCTGCCAATTTTGTAAATTCAACCCATAACGAACAAACTCTGCTTGATCGCCCCAGCAGTCTAAACTGGCACACACATGAACTTGTTTGATTTTTCTTTTAACTGTGAGATCTCGACCAATGTCAATAAACCGTTGCAGAGTTTCTGCATTACAGTTGAGATTGGTGTTTATTGCCAGCTCAAGATTTTTATTGTCGAGGCTGTACAAGATCTCCAGGATTTGCCAGAGTTCATTTTGCAACAAAGGTTCGCCGCCCAGGATACTGAGTCTTGATAGCTTTGATCCATTGTTTTTTAACCAATTGAGATATAGTGAAAAAAGCCGGTCACGATCTGGGGATTTGTTCACAGATTCTATACCCAATGGGTATGGTCCAAACTTTTTGAGTTCTTGGTTTATCTTGGAACTAAACACTGGCAAACAATACACGCATGCTAGATCGCAGGTATTGTTTAGATAAATTTCGCTGATGCGAGGTGTAGCATTTAGATTATCTGTGGCAAAATCAACAGGGGTCAATCCTGAAATTTGATTGTGGTGCAAGCGATCACTGATGCCACCTGCTTGCTCTATGTCTCGACAGTATTCACAGCCTCGTCCTGATACGGGCCATTGGCCTTGCAGCATGCGACGCCGATCATCAAGAACTTCAGGAGTATTGTGAAATGAATCAAAAGTTTCTGGGGTTACTTCAACAGGAGTTACTCTATGACAACTTGACGATTTGCCATTGTAAAGTCTTAGAGTATTCCAGCCCCATTTAAACACACATGCAGATGCATTGTAAATGGGAAAAACGCTGTTATTCCCATTCTTCGTTGTCATTATACTCACTGTCTTCGTCATACTCTTCTTCTTGTTCGTAGTCCTTGTCGTTGTCAAGGTAACTAGTGAGAGCACGTTTAATATCCGAATCGTGTTTGAAGACATCCCGAATGTCTTCAGGATCTTCGTCGTTGTCAATAAGAATCGACACCAACGTTTCTGCGGCTTCTGTTCTATCAACGGTGTTAACGTAGCGTTTTAGTTCACCCCAAATTTCGTTAGCAATATGTGAATGCATTAAACCTCCTCGTTGTCAGCTTCGATGATACTTACCTCTGCCTTCAGATTACCAAAGTCTTTCATCACAACATCCAAGCACGAGTCATCGTTGCGTTCCCATCCTTTGCGGAACTTCTTGATGATCTCTCCAGCACTTGTGGTAAACACAAGACTGTTGCCTTCTTTCTTGAGCAGGCCTTTTTTCTCAATCAGGTCAGTAAGACCTGAGTATGGACTCATGCCTGTTGTGTAAGGAATCTTGACTTGCACACCTTCAAAGGGTTTGGCATAGCGTGTTTTCATAACTTTACAGCCAGCACGAATGCCGTTTACTTCGCTTACTTTGTTGCCGTCTTCATCTTCTTTGAGCTTCATCTTCTTCATGGCAACCACAATGCTTGATGCATAGATAAAGCCTTGGCCTCCAGAGATCTTGTCATCTGGATCAAACATGTCCTGGCTTGCATATGTGTGATTGGTACAAACCAGTCCAACATTGTAACTACCAAACATGTTGACACAGTTACGAACCAGTGCTGTGAGTGCTTTGGGTTTACGGCCCAAGTCACCTTTCATTTCACCTGCGTCAAATTGGTTAACGTCTGTGGGTGTTAGCAACATGCCCAATGAGTCAATCACAAACATGACCTTAGGGCGTTCGCCATCGGGCAGAGCTTTGTAGTCACTCATGAATGTTGAAATTGTTTTGGCCACGTCATCAATCATGGCCATGCTCAGTTTAAGCAGTTTGTCTGGACCAGTGTCAACCCCAAGTGCTTTGAGCCAGTCCTCATCCAGTGCGTTCTCACTGTCGATCAACACCACAAAAATACCTTGCTCTTGTGCGTGTTTAACAATGTTGCCTGAGCAGATGTAGCTTTTGCCTGCACCCGAGTCACCAGCAAACACAGTGACCTTGCCCAGCGGAATACCGCGATTGAAGTCACCAGAGATCAGGTAGTTCAGGGCATAGTTGCCTGTGGAGATCCAGTCGGTGGGATCATTGAAGCCAATGCTTAGGCCATCAATGCTTTTTGTAATTTCCTTACGGAACTTGCTTACGTCAAATGGTTTTCCCATATATCACCTATGTATAGAAAGAAACGCAAGAGGCGTACCCCTTGCGTGATGTGTAGTGTCAATTATTTGTTTTGACGGGCACGAATCATTGCCAAGATGTCTTGTGCATTTTGACCTGTGGTTGCTGGTTTAGCAACTGGTGCTGATGCCGCTGGCACATCGTCTTCATCGTCAAATGGTGATGTGGCTGCTGGAGCAGGTGCCGGAGCTGTCTTTGCTACAGGAGCACTTGCAGCCACTACATCGTCTTCGGTAACACCACTGTTGCCACCTGCTGGTGCATTAACACCTGCTGGACGGAAGTACTGCCCCCAACGCTCTGTGTCGTACGGCTGACCATCTACACTTGCTTCAAACATTTCTTTCATAACTTTGAGCTCAACGTCAGTTGGCTTCTTGGGCAAGAATGTGCTCAAATCAAACAAACCATGTGCGTCCACTGCGGCTTGTTCAGCTTCGGTCAGGGCTGATTCCTTACGTGCCCACTTTGAAGTGTTGTAGTCTGCATAACCACCTTTGCTGGTCTTGGCAATACGGAAGTCCAAGCCACGCAGTGTGTCTGTTGGCAATTCTTCCAGTTCAGGATCCATCAGCGCACCTTTGATCAAGGTAAACAACTGTGGTCCAATGATGAACTTGCGGATTGGGTTTTCTGGTGTCTTGTCGTCACCAATGGGGTTCTCACGCACAAAGCCCTGCATGATGTAACTGCGCTTTTTCCAATACTTGCGACCCATGTCTTCGAGACTCTTGTCCTTGAACCAGGTGCGTACTTCGGCCAAGATTGGGCAAGCTTCGCCCCACATCTCAACGCAAGGTACTTGTACCATAACTTGCTTGGAGTCCATCTCTCCTTTGACTCCGTTGAATGGCAGTCGAATCATTGCTCGTTCTGCCCAAAAGAAAGTGTTTTTGCTATTACCATCTGGTAGGAAACGCAAGGAAGCACTTTGTCCTTCTTCCATATTCCAGTGGGGGTAAATTGATCGGTCGCCGCCTCCGGTGGATTGCCCACCTTTGTTTTCTGCTGCCTGTAGTCTTGCGCGAATTTCTGCTAGTGATGCCATAGTTGTTTCTCCTATTAAAGTTGCCTATGTATATGCCTATCTAAAAATTTAGATTGTAGTTGCCTGTGCATACAAGTTGTATTGTACGCGAATGTATTTAGTATCACAATACAAAAGGTAAAGTTTTTGTTCAATAAGTACTGCAATGGACAACAACGTTTTTTATGTCTACGACACACATGACTGTGTGTGGACCAGCAACCCTGAATTTAAAAACTTGACCAAATGGTTTGTGTGGGACCCGCATACCTGGTGGGAGTATGCCTATGCATTGTCGCAAGGCGTGGAGTTCTTTCCAAACGCAGAAATCTATCGCGGTGTGCGACCGCCTGGACCAGGCGAGATTGACTTTGGTAACGACAAACGAAAAAAGGTCGCTATCTTGTTTTACGAACATGTTAGACGACATCTTGCATCTGGACAGGTATCTGACTCTGGTCCCATCGA